TCCAATACTGGTGGTCGTGGTGATTGTATCTTCATTGCTGATCCAATTCGTCACATCCTTGTGACTGGAAGAAACAGCAAAATTCTTGCTGATAAAACCAAGAATTTCCAATTAGACGTTTATTGGGCAATGAGACACCAATTTGAATTGGAGAATACCTCGTATGCAGCTACCTATGGTAACTGGATACAAGCTTATGACGATTTCACTGGTGAGAAAGTTTGGATTCCATTCTCTGGTTATCAAGCTGCTATCATGGCTCGTAGCGATGCTGCTGAATTCCCATGGTCTGCTCCTGCTGGATTCACTCGTGGTCTTGTAACCAACGCTTTGGATATCGCTATCAATCCCAATCAGAAACAACGTGATGAACTTTACAAAGTAAACATCAACCCTGTTATGTTCTCTGCATCTCAAGGAATCGTGGTGTTCGGTCAAAAAACGATGTCTCGCAAACCAAGTGCATTTGATCGTATCAATGTTCGTAGATTGTTCCTCGCTCTGGAAAGACCTACTAAGAAAACAGCACAATTCTTCGTGTTTGAACCTAACAATGAATTCACTCGCACCAGATTGGTCAATACATTAGACCCAATCTTCAAAACTGCGAAGGAAAATGGTGGTTGCTATGATTACTTGATTATCTGTGACGAAAGAAATAATACACCACAAGTTATTGATAGTAATGAACTGAAAGTTGATATTCTAATCAAACCAACGAGAACTGGTGAGTTCATCCTCTGCACCTTCACAGCTTCCCGCAGTGATGCAAATTTCGACGAATTGGTATAATATTAATACTAAATAATATAAAAAAATCCTGATCGGTTTTCACTGGTCAGGATTTTTTTGTTGAAATTTTTGTCAAATTACTAAATAGTATTATGGCAACTACTATTTACAATTTAGGTAAAGCAACAGAATACGATCAATGTCCTGCTATTTATATTTTAAAAAATAATAAAAACGGTAAGGTTTATGTCGGAGAAACTATGAATCTGAGACAGCGAGTATATTCATATCATAAATCGAATATAGATACTCCTAGACCCATATTGAGAGCTATTAATAAACATGGTTTAGAAAATTTTTCATTCGAATATCAATATTATCCCGATATATCCAAAGACGAATTATTAAATATTGAGGAAAAATTAATAAAAGAATACAATACCTTAATGAGTGAAAACGGATATAATGTTTGTTCGAGAGGGCAAAATAGATATTCGGCAACACAATCTCTCGAAGCTCGTAAAAAAAGAAGTGAAATTTTTAAAGGACGAGTAATCACTGAAGAATGGAGACAGAATATGTCTAAAGCTAAGAAAGGCGAAAATCATCCTATGTATGGTAAGAAATTATCGGAAGAAACGAAGAAAAAAATGGGGGATTCCAGAAGAGGTGAGAGAAATGGGAGATATGGTAAAAAAACATCTGATGATCATAAAAATAAATTAATGATGAGTCGTAAAGATCGCATAGAAGTAGAACAATATACAAAAAATGGCGAGTTCGTTGCTAGATACCCATCGATTAAAGAAGCTATGAGGCAGACTGGTATAGATAGTAGATATATTTATCCTGTTTGTGATAAAGAGGGTAGAAGTGCTAAAGGATTTGTTTGGAGAAAAATTATTCCAAATGACTAAATAATAATATGGCTGTAACAAGTATTGAGAATTTTATGAATCAGGCGATGCAAAAACAATTTGCTCGCGACTTCCTTTTCCGTGTTAAACAGATCGACATCACAGGACTTTCCTTGGATGGTGAGACTGATTTGGTTTACGCTAGAACAGCTACTTTTCCTGGAAGAGATATTGAAAACAAACAGGTGAATTATTCAGGTCAAACTTTTAATATTCCTGGAAAATCTAGCTATCCAGGTTCTGATGGTTGGTCTGTAGAATTTTATCTTGATCAAAATTTGGATATCAGAGAGAAACTCGAAAGAGCAAGTAGAGTCCTATTCGACAACGAAACCACCACTGGTAATATTTGTATGCCAGGATACGAATCCGTAATTACTTTGGATGTTCTTCAAATCCCTTGCCAAAGAGGTCCCAATGTAACATCGGGTAGTGAACTGCAAGTTGGCAGAACCATCCAACTGATTGGTGCTTCTCTTCGAAACATTAGCGAAATTTCTTATGAAATTGCTGATGGAAGTGGTGAAATTAAAACATTCACTGCGACTTTCGCGTATCATTTCTATCGTGGACTAGTCTAAGTGATTAAGTAATTACATGTCTAACCCACAGATTGAAGATTTTCTCCAAGCGTTCTCAGGGGACGCTAGATACTGTCTTTCTATACCAGTATTATGGTCGGTATCCATTGATGGAGTATCGAATGATTCCATAAACCAGTATTTACAGTTAGCACAGGAAAAATGGAGAGCTAAGATCACTCCTAATTCCATGACAAAAAATGGTAATATTTTACCAGCACAATCAGTAACAATTCCAACTGAAGGAGCTAATTTTGGTTCCAGTTCAATTGGTGAAAATAGTGGTGGATTTTTGCCAGGATATGTTTTGAATAGTAGACAAGATTTCTTGTCTCGTAGCTTTTCTATAAACTTTTTAGAGACTAGAAAAGATTTGGAACATGAATACTTCAGACCTTGGATTATCGCTACATCTATAAAAGGATTAATCGAAGCAGGTGCAAATCTCAAAGCTGATATCACAGTGAAACAATACACAAACGGTGGTGAATTGAGAAAAGGTTATATCTTTAGAAAAGCATTCCCCACTGGTGTTGAAGGATTTACGATGGACTATCAAAATACAGAATTTCCTGTGAAATCCGTGACATTTGGTTGTCAGAATTACGAACAGATTGCTGTGTAATGAGGATAACAATCAAAGATATAAAAAAATGTTTGGAGGAAGATGAGGATTTCTTCGTGGATTATTTGAATAAATTCAAAGGTAATAATACACATGAAAAGTTCATGGATATTTTAAAGAATTGGGAAAAGTATGTATCATATACCATCAATTTCAATATAAAAGAAAAAAACATAAAAATATCATTGGATTATCTCATAAAGGAATTGGATGAATTTGTTACTGAACCCACTTGGTTCGAACATTCGAATATAAAAGTATTAGTCGATATCCCAAGTAAATTTGTAAAAGAATTGAATATCCTATCAGTATCAAATTTCATCAAAAAAATAGAATACGGCAACTTTGTTGTCGATTTTGCGGAATTATCAGATGAAGTTAAAGATGAAATGTTGGAAAAATTACCAGCAGATTTCTATAATAAAATGATACAATTTTTAGTAAACGCGAATGATAAAAAAATCATTTTAAAAAATACTGCACTAGAAAACATGGAAATCAACTTCTTAACATCTTTACCATACGAAATGATTAAAGGATTGTTTTATTCTTATGATATGGATTACTTCCGAGATATAATATATTATCTTTCAAAGAAAATTGATGGTAGAATTTTAATGGATTCTACCATTATGGATATTGAATATTACATAGATAAAATGAAAGGTGATGCTCCAACTGAAAATATGCCACTTTTTTGATTGACAAATGATTTGTCACAGTAAATACGGGCATGGACAATAATGTTAAGAACTTCTTGGAAAGTATCCAAGATTTAAAAAATACAAAATTCAAAGTGAATCGCATCACTACTGGTAAAAAAGTTGATTGTGTTCCTTTGTCATTCAAACAACAAAAGAATATTATCTCAACCTTCACAGAAGGAACTGTTGGTGTTTTGAAATTCCAAAAGATGTTGAATGATATTATCATTGAAAACACTGGAAATAATGATTGGTTGGTCGTTGATAAAATCCCTGTTATTTTAAAATTGAGAAAAGAAAGTCTAGGTGACATCGTTAAAACATCAGAAGGAGAGATTGATATCAGAGACATCAAAATTTTAGATAAAATTGATATTCCTCTCCAACATATTGTCGAAGGAGCAGTGACAGTAGAATTGGACACACCTACATTATCTGAAGAAAATAAAGTCATCAATTATGCAATTGATATTCTGAAAAAAGATGGAGAGAAAGATGTTGGGAAGAATCTGACTAATCTATTCACTTTTGAAATTGTCAAATTCGTCAAGAGTGTGAAATTTGGCGACAAATCTTTGGGTTTCTCCGAATTGTCTGTTAAAGATAGAATTTCAGTAATTGAGAACTTACCTCTGTCTATCAATCAAGATATTGCTAAATTTATTGATAAAATTAAAGAAATTGATAGAACTCAGACTAAAGTGGTTATTGATGGGGAAGAAAAATCATTTGATATTGACATAACATTTTTTGATAATTAATTATGAAGAAGAACACAATACTTAAAAAATTGGAAACTCACGAAGAGAAAATCATCAAATCTATTAATGATTTTCAAGATTTTCTTGATTCGATTGATGATGCTGAAATTTCAGTAATGGCTGAAGATTTCTGTGCAGGTGTGCTTGACTTCATCCAAGAGAATGATACTTGTAGTCTGATCAACATCAGAGAATTTATCGAGAACGAATATGACCCAGAGCAATAATATTTTAATTTTAGGAAAAGGTTACATAGGTAATTACCTTTTTAACCATTTACAATCTAAATCATTTGACATCCAAATTAAATCAAGAAACGATCTAGATTACCATGACATGTCAGTATTGAAGAAATTCATTCTCAATAATGATATTAAAACGGTAATAAATTGTTCAGGATTTACTGGTAAACCTAATGTGGATCAAGCAGAATTGGAAAAAGAAGAATGTTGGAAATTGAACACCACTGTTCCTTTGGAAATTAATAGAGCATGTGATTCATTGGGAATCTACTATATCCACGTTTCCACTGGTTGTCTTTATGATGGATATGATAAGGAGTGGTCGGAAAAAGATACACCCAATTTTGGATTGTTTCAGAATTATAGCTCATTTTATTCCAAATCCAAACATGCTTACGAAAATCTTGCAAAAGATTTGAAAGGTATTGTTTTGAGAATTAGAATGCCATTTGGTCAAGATAATTCATATAGAAATTATCTCACCAAAATTAAAAATTATAATGATTTATTGAATCTTGTAAATTCCAAGACATACATTCCTGATCTTTGTGATTTTGTGCAATGCCTCGTTAGCACTGTAGATAATGATAATTATTGGGTTCGTAGAGAAACTTACAATATCACCAATCCCGAACCATTGAAAACCGAGGAGATTTGTAAGATTCTGAAATCATATGGTATGCACAATTCTTATTGGAAATTGGTAGATAGGTCACAATTGAAAGCACATGCAAATCGTTCCAATTGTGTATTAGATACCAGAAAATTACAAGAAATCTTTCCAATCAGAACTGAGAAGCAAGCAATCATTGAATGTTGTGAACGAATCGTAGCTGATCAAAAGGAAAGATTGAAGAAACAACAAGAAATCTCCGAAGACGAACTATATAAAATTTATGACTAAACGAGCCTTAATTTTAGCTGGAGGAAAAGCCACAAGATTATATCCGATCACGAAGGTTATTAGTAAGCAACTCCTACCAATTTACCGCAAACCTGCAATTGCCTACCCCCTTCAAACACTGAAGGAGATGGGTTATCAAGATATCCTTATTATCAATGCTGATGAGGAACAACAAAAACAATTTAAGATTTTGTTGGGAGATGGTGGTAAATTCGGTCTGAATCTGACTTATGCGATTCAGGATAAACCTCGTGGTCTTGTCGATGCTTTTATTGTTGGTGAAGAATTTATTAAAGATGCAGATGAAGTCTGTTTGATTCTCGGTGATAATATTATCATCGGTAACTCACCGATTCACCCCCAATCAAATACAATCTACACTTACAAAGTAAAAGACCCATCAGCATATGGTGTGGTGGAAACCGATAAAAATGGTTTGATCAAACGAATCGTGGAGAAACCTAAAGAATTTATTTCAGAAGATGCTGTGATTGGTCTTTATGTATTTTCCAACGAAGTGGTTGAAATGGCTAAAAAGGTCACACCATCAGCAAGAGGAGAACTGGAAATCGTTGATCTCATTCGCTTGATGAATGAGAAAGAAGGTGTCAATGTTGAGAAACTGGATGGTTTTTGGTTCGACATTGGTGATCATGATAGTCTATTGGATTGTGCAAATCTTGTCCGAACTATTGACAAACGATCAAACCATGCTATTGGTATTGATATATGAATGATGATTTATGGATGGAACGCTACAGACCTCAGACTCTAGATGATCTGATGGTGGACGAAAAGACAAGAGCAATCATCCAGAATTTCGGCAAAGACATTCCAAATCTACTACTCACTGGAATATGTGGAACAGGTAAAACCACTTTAGCTAAAATCATAGCTAAAGATATTCTCAAGTGTGATTATTTATATATTAATGCCTCTGATGAAAACGGCGTAGATACGATTCGAGAGAAAGTTATCGGATTTGCTCAGACCATGAGCTTTGACGGTGGTTTAAAGATCGTTATACTGGACGAAGCAGATTATCTCTCCAAGAGTTCCATGGCTATTTTGAGGAACGTAATGGAGTCCTATTCATCCACCACACGATTCATCCTCACAGGTAATTACAAACACCGTATCATCCCTGCTCTACAGTCTCGTTGTCAGAGTCTCACTCTTCATACATCCCTGAAAGATGTCATTCGTCGATGTGTGGAAATTCTCAAAAGAGAAAACATCGAGATCCCTGACGATCAGAAGAAGAATCTGGTAGCATTGATCAGAAGTCATTTTCCTGATATCAGGAAATGTATCAACGAGTTGGAGAAGTTCTCAAAATCTGGTGTTCTCACTATTGAATCGAAGAAGGATACTAATGAGACGTTAGAATTAATCTATAATAATCTCAAATCGGGTAAAACATTGGAAACAAGAAAGTTTCTTATTGAGAACGAAGAATTATTTGATTCCGACCACGAATCCTTGTTGAAGGATCTGTTGAATTATTTCTACGATTTACAGATCGATGACACTATAAAAAAACAAGCTATCCTAATAATTGCGGATAGCTTGTTTAAAATGATTTCTGTTACTGACAGGGAGATATGTTGTATCGCTTGTCTATTACAAATTGAGGAATTATTCCCCCCAAAATAACTTATCGTAATTCTCTCTTACGAAATTCTTATCGTAGGTGCTTTGAATATTGCGAGATTTACCTTTTTTCGGATTTGAAGCTAATGTAGATTGTTTGCTTTTTCTAGCAGCGGCAGCTTGTTTCGATCTATCTGAACGTTGTTGTCTTTGTGCTGCGTAGCTATTAACACTATCATCTTCTGGTTCTACTTGATCGTCAAATGTATTATCTTGAGGAAGTGGAGGTGGTGTTGCTTGAGATTGTTGTGGCAAAGGTGGTGGAGTAGCTTGTGTCGTTTGAATGTTTTGTTTCAATCCTTCCAAAGCATCTTGAATTTCCGAAGCAAATTTGATTTCTCCAATATTCAATCCTAATTTCTGGACATCGTTATTTAGATTAGCTACAAAATTATTAATTCTTTTTGTGATATTTTTTTTCAAATAATCAATCTTGGCATTATTACCCATGTTTCCACCTGCTTGAACATTTTGTTGTCCTGCTTGTTGCATTCCTTGTCCAGCCTGAGTCAATTTGTTTTGAGATGGATTGATTTGACCACCTATTGCTTGAACTCCTTTAGCTGCCAAATCACCAGCTTTTTGAACAACATTACCAGTTATTTGTTGTGCGCCACCTTTTAATTGCTGTCCCACACCTCTAACTGCTCCAAGTGCTTGCGCACCACGAGCTTTAAAACGATCCAAGAACCCTTCTTCTAGAATTTCTTCCAAATTAATTTGATCTTTATTATTATATCTAGCCATATTATTATTTATATTATTTCTTATTTTTTTCCCAATTAACTCTTTCAGAGCTTTTCTTTTTATACATCTTACCTTTTATTTTTTTACAGTCTGCCTTTGTAGCTCTACATGCAGGGTAAGAACCTTTTGATGTATCCTTCCTACCACATGGACCTCCCGTTTTACAATTGATCCAACCTTTAAATTTTTTACCTTTCTTATCTACGTGAGGAGCAAACCAATCACGTAAATTTTCCAGTAATTGTCTTTGGGACATTCTTTCCATTATTTTTTACTATTCCCCCAATTTTTCGCTCCTACTTTTCTACATTTGACCAATGCTCCAGAACCATATGCACTAGGCCATACTTTATATCGGGATTTTACTTTTTTATAACAAGCATCTTGTTCATCTTGTTCCTCCCCACAATCTTCATTATCTTCATCATTATCTTCGCCATCATCATCTTCATCTTCATCATCACCGAAGACTTTTTTGCCTATATTTTCTTCCCAATCTTCCAATTTACCATTTTTATTTCTATCGGCTTTTTTGAAATCAAATTTTTCTTGCAATATTTCATCATAAATATTACCCAATTCTTTGGTATCTTCCCAAGACTTGGATTCTCCCGCCAATTTAAGGTTCGTTGGAGTATTCTTACCATTACCTTTATCAGTTACATTGGTAATAAGATTTGGATCAACTTCCAATTTCTTGGGTTTGATAATGACCACATCTTTTTTCTTGAATTTATCAGGAACTAGAACACCATCGCTAATATCAACCATATCAGTGGTTACAGTAACTCTACCATAAGTTCTTCCACCACCGTGATCAGCAGCGATAGTCAACACAACACAACCTGCTGGTTTGAATTGATTACCAGCAGAAAATCCCGATTGTTTATCACCTACTTGAACAACTTTAATATTCAATCCACAAGTAGCCAATTCATCAACTTCTTTTTGAAGAGTAGATGGCATATGCTTGTAGGTTTCCGTGTTCTTATAACCAGTGCGAAATTTCACACAGTCGCCTGGTAAAAACCCCCCCGCCTCTCCGCGTTGAATCACAGTCTCATACACAAAATCAAATTTTTTTCCCATAATAGTATTTAGTATTATTTCTGATATTTATAAATTATATCTCTCATATCATTCGCCTTTTTCAAAATTGTATTGTAATTTTGAAATGCTAATTGTTGTAATTCTTGAGGAGTCATATTCAGTATTTTAACAGCTTCTTTATCTCCTTTTTCTAATTTCATGACAAGATTGACAAAAAAGTCTGCAACTTTTTTTTGCGAATCGGTTGGGATCTTTCTTTCGTCGGACATTTCTTGTAAAATTGCCCCTATATTTTCTTTGTCCATCATAACTCTTACATTATTTAACACGATTTGATAAATAATAATATGAATTTCGACGATTTATATACATTAGCACTGGAAGCGGCTAAAAATTTTGGAAGTCCAAAAAATATCGGCGGTAGCAGATTGGCAGGAGTGAAACAATCTCAAGGACCATCTGGAATTATTTCCAGTTCCGTAGGTAAAAATGACAATCCTCAAGAAAGAGTTCCAATTGATCAGAGAAACAAAAAAGGTTTCGACCCGAAAACTTCTTATAAACAACAAAAATCACGAATCGAAGTTTCTGATGATTCAGGTAACACTGAAGTTAGAAAAAAAACGAAAAACGAAATACAAAATGTTTTTGCGATTATTGGTGATCAGAAAAAAGCGTTATATAATTCTTTCGCTCTGTTGAATAACAGTGCATATTATAAAGAACAAATTGATAAAATTTTTGAGATTTTTTCAACAGTTGGATCTATTAAATTTGAGGATGAAAAGAAGTTGAAAAACCTTAGATTTAATATTGATCAGAATAATAGTATCGCTACTAAAATGATTGATAAAATCCGTCAATACGGAGATGTTTATGATGATTATAACGATCCAGAAGAAGTCAAAATTCAAACTGAAAATGATCTAAAAGAAGCTGAAGCTTTGTATACTGTTAATTTTAAAAATTTAAGAAAAATTAAAGGTGGTTCTGATTTAGTAAAAGTTTTGAATAATTTAGAGACAGTAAATATGCGTAAGATGGTTCTCCTGAAGAACTTCGCATCTAAAACCGCGACATATGAAATTGAGAAATTAAATTCTGATATATTCAATCTTGAAAGAAAAATTAAAGAAATGATCATGGGAAATCCATCATATGGTCAATATGTCGAAAAATTTAAAAAATTATCAAGAGATATCGAACGTCTTGCCGTCAAAAATTCACATCATAAACTTAAAGATTCTGATATTAATGGTGTTGAGGGTAAATCTAAAGGTATTTTAAATATTTTGAGAGACAGTGAAGCAAAGTTAAAAGTTGTCGAAGCAAAGGTTGAAGCAGATAGTGAAGAGTATAATAATCTCGTTGATTATGTTTCAAAAATTTCCATACACAATGAAGATATCAATGATATATGTATTGAGAGATTTAAGAACGCTGTTGTTACTGGTGCTAAAAATATTTTGAATTTTAAATTTGAAAATTTCAATCCTGAATCTGCTGAGGCTAAACAAATTGATTGGGATTCAAACATGCCAACTAAGGGGGATGCTTACAAAATGCTGGTTGCTTTGACAACAAATGACAATCCAATTTTCCGATTTATTAATAAATTGGACATGCCTTTCCTAGATGAAAAAGAGTCGGAAGATGAAACTAGAGGCGCAGTTCGTTATGACATCAATAGAGCTATGAGTGATAACGAGAATATTACTAACGTCAGGGACATAAATGCTTTACCTTTTTATAAAGTTGAAGTATATTTAAAAAATGTTGACATTGCAACAATGCCTATCAGTAATGATCCTTTTAATAAAGAATCTTTTAGAAAAGCCTATCGTCGTTTCTCTGGGATTTGCTTAAACGGTGAAAATGGTGAAGAAGATTGGAACAATGGCGTAATTAAAGAGCGTTTGAAAAAATTGCTAGGTATCGAGTTACCTCCAAATTTCCAAACAACGATTGATTTTGACATGGGTGACGTATTACCAGATGCCAGAAAATTTGAATATGAAAAAATAATCAATGGTGGATATGATAGTAAAGGTGTTGGATCTTTTAAAAAATTATTATCCATGGTGGATGGAGATTTGAGAGGTGCATATCCTAGAAGGTTCGAAAGTATTAAAGATAAATTGAGAGCAGGTAAACCACTCACCGAATCTTTTGATGAATTGGCATCGAGATATGCATCTTCGTTTAATTTGGATATGAACGATTTCATGATCGATTTGCAAGAAGTTCATTCATTGCTTGAAAGCAAATGCACTGGTCCGACAAAAAAAGCATCTAGTGATAGAAAAGGTAAAAAATGGACTAAATGTGCTAGACAACCAGATGGTTCATATAAAAGAATTCATTGGGGGCAAGCTGGTGTAAGAGTTGGTAAAGACAACCCAAAACGCAGGAAGTCTTTCCGCGCAAGGCACAAATGCTCTTCAGCGAAACCAGGTTCTCCCAAAGCAGCGGCTTGCGGCGATTGGTAATCATATAGTTAAATAATTAGGTGAGTGTTAATATCGTTCCCTTATTAGAAGAAGTTCTTGGTCTGTTACAAACGATCAATGAGACGAAGGGTGTACCTGAAGGAGAGAATATATCTGATAAGAATGTTCTTCAGACGGGAAATTCCAATCCAAACAAAAAAGTCAAAAGCTCTCTTTCTACTGAAGAACAGAAAAAGACAAAAGAAGTTGCATCTATTTTCGCAAAGACATTTTTTGAAATGCAGCGAAAATTTCAGGGTGACAAAGCACTTAAAACATCTGTACAAAAAATCACACCAAATGCCAAGAAAATAGAAACTGGTGGTCGTAAAAGCGATTTGGAAACACCCAAAAAAGGATCGATGCTCGGAGGTCTTTTGATGTTATTAGGTGGTGTCGGTGCTTTGATAATGGGTCTTCTAACTGACGGTCCGTTTAAAGGTGCTTTGAAAATACTGTCTAAAATTGGTGTGTCAGGTGGTATTAAGATGCTTATGTCAGCAGCTAAAGGATTGTTGGGAACATTCTCTAGATTCGTGACAGCACCTTTCAAATTTGCTGGTAAATTGTTGAGTAAAGGATTCATGGGTAAAATCTTTAATGCTCTGAAACCATTGGGAAGAATATTTAAAAGAATCCCGATCATAGGAACAATTATTTCTATAGGTTTTGCTATTTCTCGTTTCAACAAAGGGCAAAATGTTAGAGGAGTTATTGATGTTTTAAGCGGATTAGTTGGATTGATCGATTTAGTAGCACCTGGAGTCGGGTTTGCATTATCATTTGGATTAGATATGTTAAACGTTTGGATGGATTCTAAAATGGAAGACCCTAAAAATGCTGGTAGGAGTGAAATGGATATTTTGGGAGAGATTGGCAAAACAATCGGAAATTGGATTTGGGACAATGCTTTGTGGTTGCCAGTAATCGGTGGTTTTAAGCGTTGGGGCATGGCTTATGATGCTTTCAAAGGTGGTAATATCATGGAAGGTCTGAAACAATTTGGACTTGGTATACTATCATTTGGAGGTATGGGGCCGATCATTATGGGCATTGAAACTTTGATGGGCTTCTTTGGTGATAAAGAGGAGAAAAAGGATTTGAAACCAAACACTTCTTGGTTCGGTAGAATTAAAGAATGGGTTAAGAATAAATTGAAAAAATTGCCTTCTTTTTTGAAAACACCTCTACAATGGTTGGGAATTTTAGATGACGACCAATCACAATCAGAACCTATGATTGAAGGTGGTGGAGCGGAAACAGGTGGTTTATGGAGTAAAATAACTACTTGGTTTTCTGGTTTATGGGAACAGATAACTCCCACATTGAAAGTAGTTGGTGAGTGGTTTTCTGGTCTTTTCAAATCGGTTCAAGAATTTTTGGGTAGTGATTTTATGGTCGGTATTATTGAAAATCTTAAAAACATCGGAACATCTGTTATGAGTGTTATCACCAACCTATTTGACACGTTAAAAAATATCGTGAATAATGTTTTGGATAAAATTAAAAATTTTAATGTATTCGGTGGTGGTGACAAAGAAGCAGAAGAAAACGCCAAAAAAATGGGTTGGAATTCTGTCGAAGAGTATGAAAAATCTGGTTGGAAGGAAAACCCCAATAAAAAGAAAGTGGAAATTGTTGACGAGAAACGTAAACAACACGTAGATGATTTGGTATTGATTGGAAGAGAACAAATTGCTATTCTGACTGATATCAGAAACATTGGTATGCAAACATATAAAGTGCTTTCCAATGGTAGTGGAGGCTCTGTGAGCCCAATAATCATTTCCAATTCTGGTGGTGGTTCTAAAAGCAAACCATCCTCTCAAGTATCTTTGAATACAAGTAGAGGTGATTATGCTAGTTCTCCATATGCATTCGCATGATTAAATAATATCAATGGCTACGATCAATGTGCATAAAGAATACGACTGGACTTCTATTCCCAGAAATAGTCCATATCGAAACGTTGCGCCTTATGTAATATTGAAATCCTATAAAATAACATCGAGTGCTGCTCTAAACAGAATAACTAGCTATTTAAGTTTAGTGAATGGTTCAAGTGCTGATGAATTTTATGAAAAATTATATCAAAACGTTGAACAAGTTGATGATATTTTCATACCATACTTTGGCGATGGTATTAGATCGTTCTCCAATGAATTCAGTGATACTTTTCAAAACGGATTAGCAGGTAATCTTGATAGTTTGCTGCAATCTGGTGCAAATGAGATATTAGCACCGATGGATGAATTTAATATTAAAGCCAATTCTGCTAAACTATTAGAAAATAGTAAAAATTTTATAGGAGGTATTGGATCGATAAAAGATAAAGAAAGTATGAAAAATGCCGCTGGTATGATGGGTAAAGGAATGACTTCCGCACCTGGCTCTTATATCGAAACACCTAAATTATATCAATATGCACAGAATGATGGTGCATTGGAAATAACATTCCCATTATTCAACACGATAAATGGTGATGCAGTTCAAAAAAATTATGATTTGATTGATAAATTAACAAGAATCAATAGACCAAAAAGGCTAACATCTATTACTATGGAACCTCCCCATATTTATCAGGTGAAATTGAAAGGTTTGAGATACATGAGATGGGCTTATTGTAACAATTTTTCTGTCAGTATGATTGGAGCAAGAAGAATCGTAAATGGTGCTATCACACCTGATGGTTATCAAATTACAATGTCACTCACTTCATTGACAACAGAAGTTAGCAACTTTATGGACAAAGTTAAATGATATGGAAGAAAAACGTGGAGATTACCAAAATAATATAGAGTCCCTTTCAACATTAAATGTTGGGGATTATGAGCGTATTTTTAGAGTATACACAGAAAAGGTAGATGATAAAGATTTCTACTTCTATAATATTTTAAATAAAATTGATTTAGTAGATTTAGATCCAGAATTCGTGGAATTTTATGATGTAACAACCAGAATGCCCATGACAACTTTATCTTATAAAATTTACGGTGATATTAAATCATGGTGGATTTTGTATCTGATGAATAAAGATCAAATTCAAAATCCCCCATTTTGGGTTGATGGTGGTATAAGGTTGAAATATATTAAATTGGAATATAGGGTATTGCTTTATAACGATATTACGAAAAATACTATATTCAATGGGAGGCATTTCTAATGGCTGAGATATGTAAGATAAATGACGTAGAATTTGAATACGAATACACGTTTAAAAATTCTGACGGAGATGAAAATAAATACGCTAGTTCTGCTGTCAAAGGTTTAACTTTGATTGATAGCGTTTTTAATCCTTTTTTGAGAGGAACGATTGCTGTGGCGAACCCCTATGATTTATTTGAAGAGAAATATCTTTTAAGAGGTGATGGAAGAGATGAAGTTAAAATTTTCTTAAAACCCAAAGATGAGAAAGAAAAAATAGAAGAAGAATTCATTCTATTACAAGAAGATAATACGGGAGATATGGAAGTTCGTTCGGAAAATATAAAAAAATTTAAGATAATCCATAAAGACCTGTTACCGTTTATGGATATCATCCCATATAACAAATCATTCAGTGGTAAAATAGGTGATATCTTGAAAGACATTTTTATTGAATTATTGGGCGAAGATAAAATCGACAAGGAAAATTGGGAAAGCGGAGATTTTGATTTTTCTTATATACCACCCATGTCTTTCAGATATATTGATTTAATGTATCATCTACTAAAATATTTTTATGGTAAAGATGGAGAACTTTACACCAAAGCACTCATAATGAAAAATAAAAAAATTGGGAAATATCAAATGATGTATCTCTCCAAGATTTTTTCGGAAAATAAAAAAAATACAACAGACGCTTTCACTACTGCTGATTTGTCGGATAAAGGTGTTGCTGAAAACGAAAATAACCCACCACCTGATGCAAAAGTTAGTGAATTTTCCAGTGGTTTGAAAAATTTCGCATATAATACACCTCTGTATGAATGGAATAATGATTTCTTCATCAATTCAGTTGTTCATGGATATGACAAATTTTTAGGTGTTCAAAAAATGAAAATTTTAAAATTGGAAGATATTGAGAAAAAATGGAAGACAAAATTTGTTGATGTTTTCTCAGCAATTGGTGGTAGTGCTAAACCGTTTGTTGTAAAAAATAAAACCACGAAACAAAAATTTAGACATTATAGAACACCATATGAAGTTGAAGATACTGTAAAAATGGTGGAAGCTGAAATGTGTAATTTATTAACATTTTATAATTTGAATTGTATTTTTAGTAACGTGGGATTTACTGGCAGAGAAGCAGGTAAATTTTTGGATATCGTTAAAATTGGAGAAGTGAAACAAAAAGGTGATACGAAAATGTATGGTAGATGGTTTGTAACAGAAGTGCGCCATATTTTTTCAAATGATACCTATACCAATGAATTCAAATGCTGTAAGACTTACATTGGTAATAGCAAAATAAAAAATGACGTGGAATGAGAAATAAAATTGAAATACTCCGTAGCATTCTATTCACTAAAGAAGATTTGGTGAATTATAAAAATATTGATGACCAATTTTCCAAAGTGGAAATTGAGTTCATGGTAGAATTTAAAAAGATTTACGAATTGGGACTCAACCAATTGGAGAAATTTATTAATAAATTGGATGAAGAAGGAAAAGATTTGGAACCATGGGACATTGCCTATTATGTTAAGCAATTATTAAATGGTCCGTTGTCATCTTATGCTAAGGAATTGGCAAAAGATAAAAAGTATTTTACTGCAATTCCTGACATACTTGGAAATGTTGGTAACAATGAGATAACACGACACAACACCACCTTATACGAAGATGGTGATTACCCATTGGATATACCAGTGGATATTTATAATAAATCTCCAAAATTCATACAAAATCTGATAGTATCTGCCAATAAAGAAGTAGAGAAAATGTTTCGTTCTTCTTTGAATGCTAGCGTAGTAAATGACAATACTTTACCTATTATTGACAAAGCACCACAACAAAGATATTCATTGGAGAAAACAGGAGAATGGCAACAAAAATCTCATGGCACAATTAATGTCAAAGACTCTTACTACCGTGTGAAGATGGCAGACATCAGAAGTCAAATTTTTGATAAGGTTAAAGAAGTTATTGGAGAAGAGCATTTCCGAATCTTTAGAGATAAAAAAGATTTTTCTCCATTCGATTCAGAAAAGAATAACTCAACATCTTCGAATTATGTATTTGAGAAAGAATTGAAAGAAGGGGACAAGGATGAAATCTTTGAAGAAGATATCTTCGGTGATATCTTCGATAAGAGAGACACTGTTCTCAAAATTCAAAAACCAGACAAAAATGAAGAATACAAACTCAATACTGTTGATGGACAGTTGGGTAATTAAACATCAACTACTGGTGATTCTTCTTTTTGATTCAACAATTTGATGATATCGTTTCGTGTGAAAGTTAATTTCGGAGTGCTGTTTTCCTCTTCATCTCTAATGATTTTCGCTTGAATATTCATTTGAGTGATTTCTTTCTGTGCTTTGATTTTGTCCTCTGATATTTTTAATTTTGAAAGAGCATCAATTGCAGATGTAGTGGCTTTCACCAATTCTGATACAGACTCGATCAACTTGGAATCTGCACCAGCAAGAACTTCCAATTTAAGGTTTTCCACCATCTCCAAAGAATGATTCACAACTTTGCCAGCATTTGTAATGACAAATTCTTCCAAATCTTCTTTTTTGAGATTTGGTTGTTCTTTCGGTAACTGATTAACAATTTTGGATTGGTTTTTGATTTGTGAAATAATATCATCTACCTCCGCATTTAAAAAATCATCATCTTCATCGTGATCCATATTGATATTTAATATTGACATTGCTTAAATCAACGCTAAAGTAAGGGAAATATGATTGATTTAACAAATAGAACGATACTTGTAACGGGTGGATGCGGATTCATCGGTAGTAATTTCGTTGAAATGGTTTCGAAAGAATATAAAAATGTCACGATAATCAATATGGATAAAATGGGTATCGGGAGCAGAACGCTTTTAGAAATCCCAAACAATGATAAAAATAAATACACCTATTTAAAATGTGATATTCGACACATGAATTATCTAGTAAACACATTTGGACATTTGAAATTCGATTACATCTTCCATTTTGCTGCTGAATCCCATGTAGATCGTAGTATTTCGGGACCATCTCAATTCATTGAAAATAATGTGATGGGTATGGTGTCTCTATTGGAATGGGTGCGAAAATATCAACCAAAAGCTAAAGTTATTAATATCAGTTGTTACGACGAAGAAACAAAGGCTTTAACAAATCGTGGAATTTTGGGTTATAAAGACATAAAAATTGGTGATAAAGTGTTATCGTTGAATGATAAATTTGTATTGGAATGGAAAGAAGTTGAGAAAGTTCTTATACAAGATTATAACGGTGAAATGATTCATTTTAAATCTAGTAGAAATGATTTGATGGTCACTCCAAACCACAGAATGTATTACACCGATAGCGATGAACAAAAATTATTGTTTGAAGATGCGGAAAGTCTAGTAAATCATAAAGCAGTTAAATACTTTCCTAGAGGTAAAATAGAAAAATCTGGAAATTTTAATGAAAAAGAATGGGCGAAATGGTATTTGTTTGGTATCTACATAGGTGACGGTTGTTCCGACACGCAGATAAAGAAAAGTAAATCATTGTCGGGATTGAATCGAGAATCTTACTTAAAAAAGGTGAGAGATTCTAAAGGTCATTTTACCAAAAATCAAGCATTGATTGGTGATGAAGGTTATCAAGAATATGTGATTCAGAAAG